AAACAATACCTGAAAAGCTCATGCAAAGTGCTTTAAAACCTACTCTAAAGCAATTAGAAACAGGTCAAGCAGCTACAGCAGTTAAAACTATGTTAGAGGAAGGTATTAATCCTACTCAAGCTGGTGTACAAAAAATACAATCTAAGATTAAAGACTTAAATACTCAAGTGGCTAATAAGATTGAATCATCTACAGGCACAGTTAAAAAGACTGATATTCTTAAATACTTAGATGAATTAGAAGCTAAAAAACTTAAACAAGTAAATCCTGCTGACGATATTGCAGCTATAGATAGAGTTAAGCAAGAGTTTATGAACTTTAACAAACCTGTGATTAAAACACCAAGTCAAGCAATTCCTGTTCAATTAGCACAAGAATTAAAACAAGGTACTTATGGTTCTCTTGCTAAAAAATATGGTCAACTTGGTTCTACAGAAGTTGAAGCTCAAAAAGCATTAGCACGTGGTTTAAAAGAAAAAGTAGGTGAAGCAGTACCTGAAGTGATTGGTTTAAATAAAAAAGAATCACAACTTATTAATACATTAGATGTAGTAGAACGTAGAGCATTAATGGAATTAAATAAGAATCCAGGTGGACTTACTTGGTTATCTGAAAACCCAATGGCAGCAGCAGGATTTATGGCTGATAAAAGTGCTTTGTTTAAATCTTTACTAGCTAGAGGTCTTTATAATATTAATAAAGGCACAAGTAAAATTCAAGGCATCTTAAATAGACCACAAGCAGCAAGAGCTGGAGGTCTTTTAACACAACCTACAGAGGAATAGAATGGTGAAGACAGATACAGAATCACGTTTAACTACGCATGAAGAAGTTTGTGCGTTACGTTATGAGCAAATAAACGCAAGATTAAAACGCTTAGAACAAATCTTATTAGGAACAGCAGGTTTCGTTATCGTATATCTACTAACTCATGGAATGAAATAATGCAATCTTTAAGAAACCTAGTCGCATTACTTGTAGGAATGTCCATAGGTATTTTATTAGCAATTGCTATGGATGCTAAAGCAGATACAACTACTATTAACTATAAAGGTCAACCACCACCTAGCGCTATTAGCCCTTCTATAAGTGCTTTTAGCCAAGACGTTTGCCTTGTTCCTGTTACTGGTTCTGTATCTAGTACATTATTTGGCGTAAGTGGTGGCTCTGGCTATAAAGACGTTAATTGTGAACGTATTAAACTAGCTAAAACTCTTAATGATTTAGGTCTTAAAGTAGCTGCAGTATCTATACTTTGTCAAGATGATAGAGTATTTGAAGCCATGATACAAAGTGGTTCACCATGCCCTATAAATGGTTCTATAGGTGATGCTGCTAAACGTGGTTGGTATGAACGTAATCCTTCTATATTCAAGAAACTATATGGCGATACATACACGATACCGCTTGTTCCTGACGAGCCTATTACTACTACTAACACTAAAGGGAAATAATGCCTATGCTTGGTACTGCACTTATACACCAACTCAAGAAGGTTATATGTCAAATCTTTACTGTAATGGTATTGAAAACGAAGTGGCTATTAGAGATTATTGGTGCGTTTCTTACAGACCAGATGATCCCATTTGTGATCCGTATAGGCAACCAGTTTGTGTTAATGCTACCGAAAATCAAAGTTCTGCTTGTCCATTACCTCACTATAGTGGTGTCGTTAATCAAGCGAGGACTTATTCTTGCACGTCAAATTCTTGGAGTCCTTGGTACGAAACTAGCAACAATTGCACTCAAGACCCTCCAACGTGTCAAACAAGTACTGAAACGAGAACACTAGCCTGTCAACCAGACTACGTAGGTTCTATTACAGAAACAAGAATATCATCTTGTTCTGATCCTTATGGCAGTCCTATATGGGGTGCATGGGTAGAAACAACTAATACTTGCGTTAAGAGTGCTACAAACGTCACTAACGTATCTTCACCTGTTAGTCCTAGTAGCCCACTTAATCCTGTAAATAATCCACCTCCTGTTGCACCACCACCTCCTGCACCTATGCCAGAGGCTAGTTTACCACCTCCTGAACCACCTAAAGTAGAGTCAGCTCCACCTAAGGTTGAACAACCAAAACAGGAAGTTAAAAGCGAGCCAAAAGCAAAAGAAGACAGCCCAAAAGAGACACCAAAGGCTGAACAAAAGAGTGAAAGCAAGGAGAGTCCTAAACTTGACGTACCAAAGGGTAAAGAGCTTGTACATGGTTTTGGGATAGTCCTTTCGTTAGAAATACTTAATAAACCTATTATACAACAAATTGAATTAACAGACGCTTTTAAATTTGACCAGGAACTTAATAATGACTTCGGAAAAAACGAAAACTTTAAACTTGAACTTCTCCAGCTCTCAACTCCTCAAGATGCTTTTACTGGTTCTGCCGATATTAGCTGGAAGCGCCTACGCAGGCATAACTTTTTACAACAAGATGGTTTCGGCAATTGAAGCTGTTGACAGTCTAGACTTAGCACCTATAGAGTCTAAATTAAATGGTTTAGAAATACAAGTTAAAGCTATTAATGAAAGACAATATCAACTATCAGAGTCTATTATGAAAGCTAGTGAAAAGTCTTCAGACGCTATTGCTAATTCTCGTGAAACCTCTGCCATGGTAAGTGGTCTTAGAAAAGAATTAGAAGCTACTGTAAACGCTATGGATGATAAGTTAAATACAGTTAAACGTGCATCAATGAACCCACTATCAAAATGACATTCATTACAGAGAACAATATAGCTAATTTATATTCAGCTTTAATAGAGTTCCCTGTGTTTGACGAATATAAGTTACCACCGGCAAGTAAAGTAGATTTTGTAGTAGTGCATGACGATAGTATTTGTGGTGAATATCAACCACCTGAATTAGGTGAACCTCATATTATTACTATTAGCACAGCTAAGTGTGGTCATTTAGATACAGTTATAAAGACATTGTGTCACGAAATTATCCACATGATATGTTATTTAGAGTCACCTAAAACAGAAAAGTATGTAAGTCATAAAGGCTTATTCTTAAAATTACAAAAACGTATAGCCAATAATCTTGGTTATGACCCAAAGGAGTTATAGATGTTAAGTATTTTATCAGGCATATTAGGTTTTGCTACTTCAGGTTTACCTAGTATTTTAGGTTTCTTTCAGCAAAAGGGTGACCAAAAGCATGAAAGAGAAATGGCTAAATTACAAACAGAACGTGAATTAGAATTAGCTAAAGCTGGCTTTATATCTCAAGAAAAGATAGAAGCTATTAAGCTAGATCAAATAGAAGCACAAACATACGCACAAGAACGTGAAGCATTATATGACCATGATAAGAAGTTAGTAGAAAATGCAAGTTCTACAGTTAAAAATTGGAACGCTATGGTTAGACCTGTAGTAGCATTTATATTTGTAGGTGAGTTAGTGCTTATTAATCTTATCTCATTAGCTTGGGCTATGTGGACAGGTGTAGATTTTGTAACAGCTTCAGAAGCAGTATTTGGTTCAGATGAGATGGCTATTACTGCATCTATTATTGGTTTCTATTTCGGTTCTCGTACATGGGAAAAGAAACGTGAAAGTATCTAATAAGGCTATAAAGTTAATTAAACATCATGAAGGTATTCGTAATAAGCCTTATAAGTGTCCTGCTGGTTTATGGACTGTTGGTGTGGGTCATCTCATTGGAGATGGTAAGTCTCTTCCAGCAGAATGGAATAAAACTTTTACACAGGAAGAAATAGATGGAATTCTTAAACACGACCTCAATCGTTTCGAGCTGGGAATACGTAAGATGCTACCTAACGTGCCTCTTAGACAACACGAGTTTGATGCTCTTGTCAGCTTTTGCTTTAATTTGGGTCTTGGATGCTTTCAGCGTTCAACCATCCGTCAAGCGTTGCTTCGTGGAGATAAAGAAGCGGCTATGGATTCGTTAGTTAAGTATTGCAAAGCTGGTGGTAAAATACTAAAAGGCTTACAAAACAGAAGATTAGATGAACGGAAATTGTTTCTTGGTATATAATAAAGTATCTCAACACTAGGAGAGTTACTTGAAGATACTACTTTTAGATATAGAATGCGCACCAAATCTTGCAACTGTATGGGGAATATGGCAACAAAATATTGCTCTTAATCAGCTCCTAGAATCATCATACACATTATGTTATGCAGCTAAATGGTATGGTGAGAAAAAGATTATGTTTGATTCTGTATATAAAACAGACCGTAAAACAATGTTAAAGTCTATCCATAAACTCATGGATGAAGCAGATGCAATCGTTCACTATAATGGCAATAGGTTTGATATACCTATGCTAAATAAAGAGTTCCTAGAGGCTGGTATGCCACCTCCTAGCCCAGCTAAACATATAGACTTATTACAAACATCTCGTAGTAAATTTAGATTTGTTTCTAACAAACTAGACTATATTGCACAGCGTTTAGGTCTTGGTAAAAAGACAGCACATGAAGGTCATGAGCTATGGCTTAAAGTTATGAATAACGATAAGTCAGCATGGAAACGCATGGAAGAATACAATAGAAATGATGTTGTATTATTAGAGAAAGTATATGATAAGTTTAAAGGTTGGATAAGTAACCATCCTAATCACAATCACTTCTCAGAAGAAAGAGTATGTCCAAGTTGTGCAAGTCATAAAGTTCAACAACGTGGTTATTCAGTATTAACTGCTGGCAAGTATCCAAGATTCCAATGTCAGCAATGCGGTAGCTGGTTTAGAGGTAACAAAAAATTAACATCAGACAAATCAGAAAAATTCGTCAAAATATAGGATTGATTATGCAAAGGTCAGAAGTAGAAACTATCTGCAATCATATGTTAGGTAAAATGATTGTATCTTGTGAAGCACTACATGGCGATAGTACTATTGTCATCCAATTAGATGATGACTCTATTATAGAGATTAGCGGTGAGGAGTTATCCTTGTATGGAGAGCTTACACCGCTAGATGATTAAACGCAGATTACAGTACCATTAGGATGCACTTGGCATACTGTAACAGAGCCATCAGGTGCTAATATCGTAGTAGTTTGACCCATAGCTTTTTCAGTTCCCCATATAGCCAATGCAACCATTGTAAGTCCAAATATCCAATATATTTTACTCATCATCAAACCTTCCTAAAATAGCTTCCACTTCAGGTGGATTTACAGCATCTTCATCACGAGTAGCTTCTAGTAGTTTATTCTTATACCAATCAGACTTCTCTAAATCTTGTTGTGGATTATCTTTAAATGGATAACGTAAGTCATATTTGAGCTTACATCCTTTTAGATACCCAATGTATTCTTCTTTAGTTAAGCGACTTTTAATCACATCTATTGCCTCAATACCACCTACCATGTAATGTGGAGGTCTATTCACCATATCTACCATAACTATCCCCTTATAAAAAATAAATCAATCACTTCGTAACACCCATAAGCAAACCACATCATACCACCAATTATTAAAATCCACACAATATAATCAATTATTTTTTCCAAAATTGCCATGATTCTTTTCCTTTAAATAATCCGTTACGTTCTCCATAAGGTGTTGGCTTTGGTAAAGTAATATATCCTTGTCTTTCAAGACTTGATAGTCTATGTCTATTTGTTACACAATCTTGAATAATATCCTTTATTGTACAACTAGGATGCGTATTTATATATGACTTGATAAAGTTAGCTTGTCTTTGCTCATCTAGTTTTGTGTACATTGTACTTCATTCCTTTTTTAGATGCGTTTACTTCAGCTCTATCAATATTAAAATACTTATTCCAGTTACTTTTACTTCCTTTTGGTAATGGTTTAGGTAGATTAATTAATCCTTGTTTAGCCAAGTTTCTAACCCTAAGATGATTACCAAATGAGTGTAATATGACATGGTTTCTTCCAGCATTAGGATGTTCTTCCATGTATTTATTTACTATTTCTATTACTTGTTCATCTGTTATTTTAGCCATTTTTAATCCCATGAGCTTGTTCTATGAGCCTAGCAAATCTAAATATTTTGTCAATTGTTAAAACAGCATTGCCATTTCCAAATGATTCTTTATACGCTTTAATTATTTCTTCTTGTGTAAGTGGTTTAGAGTCCACCATGAGCCTCCGCTAATCTTTTACTATCATATCTTGATAACCCTTTATATTCTTCTACAGGTTCACCAGGAAACAATGGTGTTATTTTAATATGATGCGTTGTATTTTTTAAATCGTTTAAATATGATAATTGGTTGGGATGAAACGACCATAAATAAGACTTCTTTAGGTCACCAGACTTAACATCATACTCCTCATAAAGCCATGCTACAGGTTCTTTTTTAGCCATTAGTAAAACACCATCCTTCCTATGTGGGTTTTCTTCCTTTTTCCAAACCATACCTTTTTAGGCGGTATTGAATCATCATGGAAGTATAAAGCATTTGCAACCGGATTTGCATATTTATTGTGAACAATCGTATCAATAACCAAAAGTTTAGTCTCCAGATACGCTTTTTCATTAACTGGACTGTGGGACTGATCTTGCACAGCAAACTGATTATTAGCATAAACAACAGCGCATACAGAATTACCCCACAAACCAGAATGTAACCTATTACGGATAACATTAATGACTCCAACTTTTTCCTCCAATGTTCTAGTATTAACTTCGTGATAAACAGCAGTTGCATAACACGCTACATCTAGTTCTAAATGGTGCATATCCATTATAGTCCTTTCATGATTTTCTTGTGTCTAGTAATCTCATACAAGCGTATAATTCTATTACAAATCTAAAAGAAAGGAGAACCGCTATGTGGACATCACCAGCAGCAACAGAAATGCGTTTTGGCTTTGAAGTTACTATGTACGTAATGAACAAGTAATTGTTATGCAATGGGGATGCTCCTAGAAAGGAACATCCTCATCTGCACCTTCTACAGCAGGTTTACTTCTTGTTTCACCCTGAGTTTCTTTCATCTGTACAGAACCACTAATAAACTTACCGTTCTTACCTTCTCTAATCCAACCACTAATTCTAAATTCAATACCATCTACGTTTGCAGTTCCTGCGTAATCAGGTCGTTTAGGATTGTCACCCTTATCATTCTTAAATAATGCAAATGTGTTTGTGTTATCGTATTGCGCCATATATTACCCCTTTAGTTTTAAAATTGTTTGATCTACTTCGTCTAAGAACTTAACCACTTCAGCTTCTAGTTCTGCAATATAATCATTATCCCTGTCAACCCTAGAAACAAAGAGTTGTAAT